CCATTTCTTTGGTAGGAACATAAGCACCAATGACATCGTAAGTGTGATTCGTAACGATCATAGGTATGTTAGCCTGCCCAAGCTTGAGTGTCAACATCCTGAAGGCACCCTTAATCAGTTGTGATTTTGTCATGTCACGAACCTGCTTGTCGTTCAGGGCATCAGTAATCTCCTTCTCAGTGGAAAGCATTCCAAGAGAATCCAGAACAAACATACAGGGTTTACGTTCGTCTAGAGGTTTCTTCAGGTAGATGTCCACTGCCTTGAGTGCCTTGCTTCGGAACTCTTCAACAGTAACAACATTCACAACAACCAGTCTTTCTAGGTCGATTCCACGACTCTCAAGAAGAGACTTATTAACTGCTGCTTCAGTATCAAAGTAAAGACAATAACCGTCAGGATTACTGTCAAGGAAATTTTTAACAACAGCGAGACTGAAGAAAGTTTTGCCAGTAGAAGACTCCCCAGCAATGGCAGTAATCTTATTCCCAGATACACCACCAAATATAG